TTATCCGTTTCGTTTTCTTTTAAAAAATGACACATACAAGTACAATATTTATCTTGACAATCTGAACAGTTACAAAAACAATGTTGATCATCGCAAACAGGACATTGACAAGTAGGCAAACTCATCAACTAAATTTCCTATATTTTCTAGTTTTATCTGCAATTTTCGTCGGTTGCTTCACAGACTGTTTTCCCTGCTTTGTTCCTTTTCGCTTCGCTTTTGTCGTTGCCGCATACTCCGCAGATGATAGGGCTTTGATTGCTTTCTCTGGTAAATATCTCTCTCCAGTTTTTCCAGATGGTTTGCCAGATTTGGTACGCCATTTTTGTTTTCCCCAAGCCTTTAAACTACGTTGTGGTTTTTTTAGAGCCATTTTTTTTCTTCTTTAAAAACGTATCTTGATTTTTTTTAGCTTTTAATTTTGCACTTTTAGATAATTCATTAAGTGGAACACCCATTGCCATTAGCTTCTATAGCCTCCGCCTTTTGCTTTATATTGTTTAGCAAGCATTTGTGCTTTTCGTGCTGACCATTTACCAGCAGGACCACCTTTACTACCAGCTTTTATTCTACTAAAAAGATTTTTACGCATGGTTGGTTTGGTGTAATTCCCTGCTTTATTTACTGTGCTTTTAGCCATTATTCATATTTCTTTAATTCTTTTTTAGCAGATTTAGTTGAAACAACATCTTTGGCAATTTTCCAAGATCTAGCTAGTATATTTGTTTTACCATAAGGATAGAGTCTTTCGTTTCCACCTTTTGAAACATTGCCACCATCCATCATTTTTTTCTTGCCATAAGCCATTCCACCACCCATCATTTTTTTCTTACCCTTCTTTAGTGCTTTATATACTATTTCACCTTTTTTTGGAAGTTTTCCAATAGGATCGGGTAGAGGTTGATCACGATCAAAGTCATGAGGAAGTGGTAAAGGTACAAGTTTTCCCTGTTTAGGTTGTCTACGTTTTGTTATTGCATCTATTACTTTTTTTTCTTCAGCTTTAGTAACTTTACCATCTTTGTTAAGATCAAACATTTCTTTATCTTTAACAGCTTTACCACCTTCATTCATCTTCTTCTTTTTCTTTATTCCGTACATTTTTATCTCTCCGTAATATTCTATTGGTTTGATCTTTTTTTGCTTGTTCAATTTTTTTATCTAATTCTTCAAGCCTTTCTATATCGTTGTTAGGTAACAACTATCAACATTTCCATCGTTTACGAGCTTGCCTTAATCTACTATTAGGATCTTTAGCAGCTTTAGGAAACTTCTTCATTTGTCCTGCGGATCTTGCACAATAACTCTTACGTCTTTTAGCAGCCTTTGATCCGGGTTTAACTTTACCAGTAACAGCAGTTTGTAATTTACTACCGGGATTTTTTCTTCTATATGCTGCCACACCTTTTTCAGTCATGCCAGCACCTTTTTTAGTTGGGCGTTTATGCCCTCCCTTAATAGTCAAACCAGACATATCACCTTTTTTTGTTTTTTTCTTTTCTGCCATTTGTTAATGATCCTTTTGGTGCTGATGCTATTTCCATATTTACACTAAACGACCTGCGCTCTCCTTCAGAATAAAACGGATATACAGTATGTAATAGCTTTGAAGGAAATAAATAAAAATCACCTACTCTTGGTTTGGCAATAAATCCTGCACTTTCCATCCAATTTGGTGAACCATTACTAAACTGTATATGTCCATGCGAAGGATGGTGGTCTTTGTAATCTTCTTCACATTCTTCTTCAAACTTTTCTGGTAAAGCTAAATAACCTACACAAGATAATGAACAGTTTGTATGAACGTGCATTGGATTGTATTCATTTGCGTATTGTCTAACAAACCAACCATTTATAACATTTAATTGATAATCTACATCTTTAGGTAAACTATTTTCTAACATTTTTGAACGTTCAAAACAATATTTATAATAGTCAAAAATAAAACCACCAAGTTCACCTACAAAAATTTTACTAATAGCTTCTGTAAATCTTGTTTCGTGTTTTACTTTACCAACTAAATAATCTGAGTGATCTGGTAAATCATCATCAATATGAGAATTTAATTCTTTAACAAATTTATCTGATAATTTTTTATAAGCAATTACTGGTCCAAAAGGAGTTAAAACTTCTGTATCAGCTATGGGTTTAAATATATTACCATGAACTTGTTTTTGTCTATCTATTTCACTCATTTAAAAACCCCATTTTGTTACTAAATAATTTTGAACTAATGCGGTCTTTATTAATAATTCTTTAAATAAAACTTGTTCTGTGTTACTCTGTAATAAGTCTAAATTTATAGTTGCAATTTCTTCTAAATTTTTTAATACAAATGATTGTTCATAAGTAATATTAGACTCAAACCAACCTATAATATTTTGTCTACGCCCACTAGTAATTGGTGTTACTTTGTGTGGATAGATAATTGGAAAGATTACTATCTGACCCTTACCAATATTGTATGCTATCTCACCTGCTTCTGTTTGTAAAACAAAGTCTCCACCTTCATAGTCATCACTTAAACTTATAGTAAAACCATAATTATATAACATTTTACTATCAGATGATTGAAAAGAATCTACATGGTAATCATAAAAATCGTTGGTGTTGTAGTTATTGTAAATTCTATTTTTTATTTTTGTAGGTGCATATATTTTCTTAATAGCTTTTTTATTTTTAAATATATTACCTATATACTCATCTATTTTAGGAGTAATTACTGTTTCTTTGTTTTCTTTTATATTGTAAACATTACTTAACTTTTGTGATTTTTTACCATCTACAAAATTTTTATTAAGTCTTGCAAGTATATTATCTGTTTCTTCATCGGTAAATAATTTATATATCATTACTTACCCCACGCTTTTTTCAAATATGATTGAACTAGTGTGGTTTGTACAAACTTTTCTTTATTTTTTCCTTTTAGATGTGCTTGTACATCATATAAATTTTTTAAAATAAAAGATTGCTCATACGATACATTTGATGAAAACCAACCTAATATATTTTCTCTTATTCCTGATGTAACTTTATTTACACCATGCGGATATATAATTGGGAAAACTGCTGCTTCTCCAGAAGCCAACTTAAACGACATTGGTCCTACTTCTGTTTGAAGAAAAAATTCTCCACCTTCATACTTATCTGTTAAATTTATAGAGAAACCATAGTCAAAATATACATTGTTTGATTTTGGTGTTGCTCTAAATGAATCTACATGAAGGTCATAGAAATCATCTTTTTGATACTTATTATAAAAATTTACTGATATTCTATTTGGACAATAGACTGAATCTATAAAATCGTGATTATAAAAAATATCAATTAAATATTTTCGTACATTTTCTGGTACACCAAGTATTTCTTGATTTTGTTTTACATTGTATACTTTATTTAAAGGCTGTGTAAAACTACCATCTTTGTACTTTAACTTCTTTATTGCATTTGTGCAATATTTAACATTGTCTTCTGTAAGTAATTTAATAAAAAACATTTACTATTCCTCTTTAATTTGAACTCAGCAATGAGGGAAAATATGAGGGGTTTTTAAGGAACCCCCCGAAACCTTAATATAATACTATGTACCAGTTGAAACTGTAGCAGACTCAACAGGGTTTTTAGAAACGTCAACTAAAACAACGTGAGCACGGAATCTCCATGCAGTAGTTTTAGTAGAACCACCATCAATAACTAGAAGATCTAGTGTATCAGCAGCAGTTACCATAGCTGAATCTGTACTTTGAGCACCAAAATTGACAGCAGTAGTACCATTAGAGGCAGCACCATCAATAAAAGCGTCAACATCACCACCTGTAATACCCACATCAAAAGTGATTTGTGCATTACCAGATGCTTCAAGAATTTCGATACAACCACCAACAACCATTGTGTCAGCAGGTAGATCTATTAATTGAACAATGTCGCCTTGCTCTAAGTCTGTATTGTCAACAGCATCATAAACTGGAGAAGTAATAACATAGGCTTTGGCAGCACCAGAAGGATGACCTACTGTTCCTGCACTACTATGAGTTGCATTATATGTAGCCATAATATATATACTCCCCTTTAAGTGTTAAGATCAGGAACACCAGAGAGAACTCCAGTAAATCCTGTTCCGGATGGTCTAAGAACTTTTCTTCCAAAGACGTGTAAACCACGCACAATGTCAGCAAAGCTGTTTGGATCACGAACTACTTCTGTTTTAGCAATATGTGATGCAGTAGCAACTGCACTCATATGACCAAAAAGAACATTAGTTTCACCACTTGTAGATGATGGTCCAAAAGTTGCTGTAGCAGAAGAACCTGTGGAACTAACTGCAATAGCATTAGACTGATAAAGTGTGAACCCATGAACTTGTCTTGCTGTAACAGCACCATTCAAAAGGGCAGACTGATTTTCACCAGTTACACTTGAATCCATCAACTTAGCGTCAGCTTGACGAAGTATTTCAAAAAACTGAGGAGGTGCAACACACCATCTTCCTTCTTCTGGAACGTCATTTTCGTCAAGTAAACGAGCAGCTGTACTAAGGTAGTTCGCACACTCATTACCAGTATTGCATGATATAGCAGAACTAGCAGCACCTAAGTTACTTGTATCTGTAGTTGCATTTGAGTTAATGTTACTTAGCACGTTAAAGTCGTATTGCCTTTTAAGAGCATATGCACCAGAAGAAGTTGCCAAAGCCTCAAAATTAAGATGGCTGTGTCTTTCTTCAATGTCATCAACTCTGAATGAAAAAGCATTACCTTGATCTACAGTAAGAGTAATTTCTGTATCTGTAAGATCTTGTGGATTTAAAGTTGCTCCACGTTGATAAGCAGAAACTGTGATTGTCGGTTCCTTGATTATCTTAACTGTGTCGCCAAAATTTTCTATTTCTCCAGCATAGTCGGTGTTAGTAATTGCTTCTACAACCGAAGATCTACGGAAGAACTTGAGAACTTTTTGACTAAATATGCTAGGAACGAAAGCCCCATTAACGAGGTTATCGTAACCAGCAGCTGTACTAAAAGCCATAACCTTTCTCCTTTAAAAAGTTATCTGATTGATATTATTGTTCTCTGATTCGACCTTCTCGATTTGCTAGATCAATTTGTTCTTCTAGCTGCACATATTCGTGTGGTTTTAATCGAGAAATCTCTTCATATGTCCAAATCTTTTTTCCTTGATTTTTATCTGTAATGTCTTGCGAAGCTGTAGTTGTTTTTACAACTTTTGCAGCATCACTAGGTTTTTTAGATTTAGACTTTGGTTTACCAATACCCTTGTCAAGTTTATAAAGGTCAATAGTCCTCACGGCCCATCTAACATCTGTGGCATTTTTAGTGACACCTTCAGCAATATTATCAGGTTGATCTTTTAACCATTCAGTAAATTCTTCACTATCTTTCAGTTCGAGAAAATCTGAGTGATGGTTTAAAAGTTCTCTCTGTGCGTTTTGCCTTTCAAGCTCAAACTCTTTTTCTCGTAGAATATTCAAATGTTCTTCAACATCTTGTACTCTGGAGTCTGTTTTCATACTTGCGATAGTTTCAATAACGTCATAAACATCAGGATTTTCTTGTTTAAATTTTTCAATTTCTTCTGGTGTTTTTGGCATTACCACATTTGATTTTTTATTTGTTTGGAGTTGAGTAAGAATTTCTTCTTTTTCTTTTCTCCATGTAGATAATTTTGTATCATAATGTGATTTTAAATCATCATATCGCTTTTTGTAATCATGCTTGGTGCCTGTGGTTTTTTCTGGTAATTCTTCGTTACTAGTTTCTGTAGATCGCAATGCGTCTGCTTGTTTAGTAATTTCTTGTTTACTTTCAAAAACCCTATCTTTACCCATATATGGTGTTGGGGTAGGCGATTTCTTTTTTGGTTCCTCTACTTGTTGATTTGTTGTATCAGTCATCTTCACCTCCATGCAGGGCCACTATCTTGTGGGTAGCTACTGTTGGTATTAAAGACAGGGCCAGACGAGGAGTCTAGGTGGCTGTCAAATTCTTTAAAAATCTCCCATAATAGGATATGGTTTATTTTCTATTTCATTTTGATTTCTTATAGCAGCGGCAGTTTTTGCCATTCTATCTACAATTCCAAATTTTCTTTCTCCTTTTGGAATACCTTGTTCTTTTTTGTATGGTCCAAGTGCTTTTTCTGTTAAAAACTCTGTATGGTTTAAAAATTCTGTTGCTGCTTCAGTATATTTACCTTCATTAATTAAACGTATTGTTGTTGGGCTTCCAGACAATCCACCTCTAAACCATGAATTTACTATTCTTACTCTTAGTTCTGGAGGGAAAGTATTAAATTTTGGTATTGTTTTTTTAATCTGTGGAAGTCTTTCTAAAATATCTTTTCGTAAAAGTTTGTCTGCCTCTACTTCATCCATTTTATAACCTTCTTCATAGTCACTTCCATAATGTCCATGTCCTACAGTAACTTTTTTTTCACCAAATAATTTTTTAGCTACTGGAGTAAATCCTTCATCTTTTTTTAAATTTGTAACATACAAATCTATTTCACCACCCTTATTAACACCTAACCTGTTGGGTTCAAGATTTTTTTTTTGATCCATTGGCTGCATAAAACCTGCTTGCTGTTGAGGCTGCTGCATAGCACCAAGAGGAACAGCATTACCAAGATTTTGTAAAACCGATCCTGTAATGGGTGCATTAAGAAATGCTTCTTGTGGGCTTGCTGGATAAGCATTAGCTCCTATTCCTACTCCTGCTAAAGTTGATTGTACTTGTGGAAGTATTTGTCCACCGAAAGCTGCTTGACGAACAGGAACCGAAGGATTGTTAGGATCTCCCATAATTCTTTGTGGTTTATCTAAATTATCAGGACTTATTCTGCGAAGAGTATCAACAAAAGGCGTTGGTGTAGGCTGTGCTTGTGCCATTAAATCAAATCCACCACTTTTTTCATTGAATATCAGACCTCTGTTTCGTTCATCTTCTTCCATTATTCTACGTTGACGTTCAGTTTCTCTGTTAAAAAACTCTTGTTGTAAACGTCTTTTTAACATTTCTGCTTCAATAACTGCTTTTTGTCCTTCATTAAGACCAGAGGTATCTTCCGGTGGTTTTGGCATTGCTTCATCTGGAGGACTAGCTTCACCACCATCTTGCATAGGCATTTGTTGTTCTGATTGTATTGGAGCACCTACAAAACTATTCATAGCTTCATCTTGTGCTGATACTTTTTGTTTTTCTTGTTCTTCTATTTTTTTGCGATACTCAAGACCACGTTCATTCATGTCCTCAAGTTTCTTAATTCCTATATCTCTTGTTACTTCTGGTGGTATAATATATTCACCATTTGATATGGCAACCGGAACATCATCGTCAGGATTAAGATCTTCGCCTGTAATTTGTACACCTTTTTTTACTAAATTACGAATTGATTTTTTTATTAAATCATTGATGTGTTTTGTACCATGATACTCAACACTTGCAGCGTTAAGAACAAATGTTCCTTCTGGTAATTGTGTAGGTACACCATCGTCTACTGGTCCACCGCCACCGGGAACAGCTACTTCACCTACTGGAGCACCCTGTATAACATTACCATTGGCTATTGCCTCTGGTGGAAGATCTCCTAACATACCGCCTTCTTGCATTTGTGGCATATCTGTTTCTTCTTTCTTTTCTTTTTGTACTCCCATTGCTTCAACAATGCGAGGGTCAAGATTTTTTTGTTCTTCTACATAATTTTGTGCAAATTTACCAGTATTAAAATCTAATAGTCTAAGAGCTTCTGCTTCTGCACTTGTAGGTTCTTTCGCAAACTTTTCTGGGTCTACATATTTACCGCCCATGAGTTCACGGACACTTTGAATAACTAAGTCTTGGTTTTGTCTACTATCTTTTTCTGAGGGTAGCATGTTATTTCTTTATATTCATAAAAGATATTTTACCACCACGATTAAATCCTTGACCGGGCACACTTAACAGACCATCAGGACTATCTACAGATGTAGCAAAACCACCAAATGTTCCACCGGGATCTGAAGGACCGCCTTGTGCTCCTTCTCCACCTTGTGGTGCTTCTGCTCCAGATATAACATCAAAATCAAGGTCTGGACCTCCTTGTGGTACTGATGGTCCTGCTGATGGTGTATCTGGTTGATCTATATCTACACCTATTGGAGAAACTGTTGGTGCTCCACCTGCTCCAGTATCTAATAATCCACTAGGTATAGCTCCTGCTGGTGCTGATGATCCACCAAATGCACCTAATAATCCACCGGGCATAGTTGGTGCTCCACCACCAGTTGATCCAAAACCTACTTTTGGTATATCTGTTAGATTACCTGTTGGTGCTCCCCCTTTTCCAGTAAATCCAGTATCAGCATCAAATATTTTATTATCTGTAAACACATTAGTTGCACCTCTTCCACCACCACCAGTTGATGTAGTCGGTCCAAGTGCTCCCAAAAAATCAAAAATTTCTTCTGGTACAGAATCACTACGTTTTTTACCCGCTTTCTCAAAAAAATTATCAAGTGCATTATTAAGTTTTTTTAAAGTCTCATATCCAACTTGACCCGGTTTTAAATCTGGACCAGTATCTATAGGATTACCATCACGATCAAGTGCATAATCACCAAACGGATCAATATCAAGAGATTGTCTTCTTAACTCTTCTTCTAAATCATTATCATCATCATTTGCATCGTCATTTTGATTGCCAATACCCGGTGATATAACATTTTCAAATGATCCGCCGGGAAAACCCCCTGCTCGTGCTCCTCCGGGTAAATCTTTATATCTGTCAAATACATTAGGTATAGCTGATGCTGGTGTTGTAAATCCTTGTTGTGCTGTAAAATCTGTTTCTTCATAAGACTCTGCACCAGTTGGTGTTATTGGAAATACACCACGATCACCTCGTTTTACTTTTCTTTTACGTTGTGGCGTGATAGTTTCTAAACCAACACCTTCACCTAGTTTTATAAACCCTGCATTTGGACTATCTATGTATTCGACTGCCATTGTTATTTCCTGTTCATATCTCTATAATTACTCCGCAGCTTCAGCAATGTTCCCAGTAAAGCCAGCTTCCCCTGCAAGCGGTGTATTTCCGGTACCGATGTTTCCGCCACCAACGCCTGAGTCATCTGCCGGGTTTGCTCCAACAGGTACTCCTCCAGAGCCATCCATGCTTGCTCCTGCTCCATTAGCAGCCCCAGTTGGTGGAACGCCCCCTTGCTCGGTTGGTTGTTGTTGCTCATTTAAACCTCTCAATACATCTGCAAAAATTGCTGCTTCATTTACGTCATTTACTAGTTCATTAGGATCAATATCTTGGGATATGGCAAGCTCACGAATAAGATTAGGTATTTTAACAAATGGTGCAAGCATTGGGTTTGCAACAGTTTGTAATAGTGTAACCAATCTTTGAGTGCGTACTTCTTTTTGCATAACAGCAGAAGTACCTTTTGGTTTAATTTCTAGATCCCCTTGAATCTCAGGGTTGCTTTCATTAAACTGCATATTCCATTGAAAATATGTCTCACCTAACGGCTTCAATAAATAATCGTCAATATTTTTAATTACAGATTTTATTGATAGGGTTGACGAACTCATCAACATAGATAAACCAGATGCAGTACGACCTGTTCCGGTTACTCCGGTTTGTCCGTGCATAATACTTGGTATACCTGTTTCTTCATCAGCTAGTTGTCTAGCCTTGTCATACATTTGTGCATTAGCTGGTGCGGTGTTAGGAAAGTTAATTGAGTTAATCGCTGTTCCTGTTACACCAGACTGTCTTCTAAATACTTTACCCGGATAGATGTCATAGTTTTGTCCGGGAACCAACATTGCTTCATCAACGTCAAAAACCACATTGCCAGCGAGAGCAAGATTGTCTATCGCCATGCGAATGTGGCCATTCATTAATACTTGTGCATCTTCCATGTTCTCTGCAACACCTACACCAAATAATTGATATGGGTTGACTTCATATGGAAACGCATGGTACGGCATACGTTCTGGTGTAAACGGATTTACAACCAAACGTAATATTTTATTTCCTGAGATCCACGCATTTACCGAATACGAATCCATGTTAGACATATTTTCAAATATTTCCAGCCCTGCTTGTTCAGCCATTTTAGAATCCATAGTACCCCAATACTCCAAGACCTCAAAGCGAGTATCGGAGTAGATAGGATCGTTTTGATCCGATTGTAGCTGTGCTTCAAAATATTTTTCTTCATAGTTAGGTCCATTCTCTAGCAATTCATTGATTGCATTACGATTAAAATATGGTTCATCTTGAAGTTTTCGTAATTGATCTCTATTTAATTTATGTCTTTGTATAACATATTCTGCTTCATCCATGCTAGTAGCATTAGGATCTGGATATAAATTCCAACATGAAACATGATCTATGTTTGGATTGTTTTTATAAATAGGAGAGTATTCTCTTTCTCCCATTTCATTATTTTGCCATCTAGGTATAGTTTTTTCACTAGTAAATGGTCCTTTAATTATTCCTGTTCCTAATAAACAACATTCAAATAAAGCCTTGCGTAGTTTTTTTACTGCATCAGTATTTAATAATTGATCTTGAATTATTTTTTCCATGTTAGCAGCAGCTAACGCAGCAGGTTTTATTTGTGGTTCTCCAAGTTTACCCGGACCAGCTACAATGTTATCGCTTTCATACTCAGGACCAAGATTACCTACAACTGGATTTTCTTGTCTTGCAGTAGCTTCTGTAGCTCCGGGTAATAGTTCCATGTCATCACCAGCAAAACCAAAAGGACTTTCTGGACCTTGCTGTTGTTGTTGAAGATGAGCAAACTCTGGCATACCTTCTGGAGAAGGTGTTGGTTCTATTACTATTGGAAATTTTTTATTAGAAAATAGTATATCACTAATTTGTCCGACTGCTGCTAATACTTTAACTTTGGTTATCTTCACAAATACTTTAGATTTTTCAGACTCCCTTAGTTTATCCGCATTAGCATGATCGGTTAATCCTCGATAATTTTTGTATGCTTTCAACCAGCGTTGTTCGTCAGAATATCTGCCGTCTTCCGCAACTTGAAATCTTTCACGAATATGTCCTACAAGACCACTACCTAGACTTTCATCTTCTAGGCGTACATCTATAGTTGTATCGCTATCTTTCTTACCTTTGGATTCTATATCAAGAAATGTCATAGAGACTAGTAGTCCTTTTCGTCAGCCATAGAAAAAAAGTTTGGAGATATAGTTGTTTTGGTTTGTTGTTTTGGTGCATCCATTGTTGAAACAAAAGATTCAGCAGGAGCAGAAACCCATGATTCTACAGGAGCCTTTGCATCTTTTCCGTCAGGAACTTCGCTCATTCTTCCTTGTTCAGAAGCACTTGTTAAGTCTATCATAGTTTGTGGCATTGTTTTATTTCCTTATGTTGTAAATTAAAATTAGTTGTTAGTACCGCACCCAAAAGATCACCTCCTTTGTTGTTAATACCCGAACACCATATCTCTTGGTTCGGGAGCACTATCTTTTATCCTATTAGACCATGTATTAAAGTTGGTGTTATTGAGTTGTCTTAACATACACATATATCTCAATGCGTCATAAGCATGGTCTTCAGATCTCGTATCAACGTCTTCACTATTAGTTCTCGATAGCGGTATCGCTGGTAAAGTTCGTATGATATTCGTACAGTTTTCAAATATCTTGAGTTTAGCCTCACCACTATCTTCATTAAGTTGTAATCGTTTGTGTAATTCAAGTTTTCCACTTAGTCTATCTGAGTTAGAAGGCAACCATCGTATACCTTTTTCTATCATTGTCTGTGCTACCGATGGAGCACCTGCTATTCTATTCCAACAAGATTTATCTAATACCGAAGCATACATTGGAGGATCGTTAGCTTCTAATTCAAATATAGCATCTGCTAGTGCATCTGCTGTAAGTCTTTTTGCGTAGAGTTCTCTATATATCCAAATATTACCATCATAATCAACAGCACCCCACAATACACAAGAAGGAGAGCTATAACCATAATCAGCAGCACGAAAACGAGGCCAGCCTCTAGGAAGTTCAAAGGGTTTACAAATATGTGTCGCCCTATTAAACTCAGCAAACGCAGCCCCTTCTGCAACATCCCAATCTCCTTCTAGTAATCTACGTCTTTCTACTTCTGGTAGAGATAACAACATCGCTTCATATTCACCAGAAGCCATGAGGTATGGATTATCTGTTAGTCTAGCAGGAATAAACTTTCTATGAAAAAGAGGTTTACCTGCTTTTGGGTGATTTGGTGGAAATACCAACGCATTTCCGCTTTCCATGTCTTTTGCAGCAAAGGGTGTGTTTGGTTTTATTGGATCAATAAACATTTTCTTAATCCACCAACCACCAACACCACCGGGGTTTGCTGATGCTCTCATATATGTTTCAATCTTAGGATCGGTAGTTCTTAATCTAGATCGTAAGTAATCCCATACATAAGGTGTAGGATAATGTCCTAACTCATCTATTCCTATCCATGTAAACGCTTGACCTTGAAATCTTGTAGCATCTTGATCTTTGTCTACATAGGATAATAAAATGGTAGCTCCGCTTGGAAAGATCCAGAGATTCTTGCTCTCTTTAAAAACGGCTTTTGGAAATGCCTTTGGATATACTTTCTTAGATTGATCTATTAGTTCCGCTAATTCACCAAGAGTTCGCCGTAATAGTAAGGCTCGATGATTGGGATTATCTGCATATCGTAAGGGATCTACCAGAAGTGCATAGCTTTTGCCACCACCAGCTGCACCCCCATATAGCACTTCTTTCTCAGGGGCAGCCAAAAAATCTGTTTGCGGTCCTTCGTTGGGAGAAAAGATTAATTCATGCTGATCTTCAACGATTGCTTCCTGTACAGAAGCTGGAAGAGTAGTCATAAAATCGTTGCTTGCTACTCCGCCTTCATTTAGTAATTCTACTGCCTTCTTTCGTGTAGAAACACGTTGTCTAGCTTTTTCTGATGCTTTCTGAGCCTTCTCTTTTTGTGTTTTTGCTGCTCTCTCCGCATCTCGGAGTGATTTTTCTGCTAGACGTTTTTTTCTAACTACACTACTTACGTTGTAGTTGCCTTTTTCTCCGTCTTGTAACTTCGGTCTAGCCATTAAGGAGTTACATCTACCATTGGCTTCTTACTAGGCAGTAAAACGATACCATGTTTGATTTCACCGCTAACATCTATCTGTTGTCGCTTGG